AAAAGTATTTAAAGCTGACAAGCTGGCACCTCGTACTAGAATGACTAAGTTACGAGAGCTTAAAGAAGCTAATGCACTTACCATGCAAAAGATTTCAGCGCTTGAGATAATTCACCACACAGCCGCGTATAGCAAGAGACTAGCTACATTAGGCGCACAACTTGAAGGAGCAACAGAATGACACCAGAAATAGTCCCAATCCCTTTCGCTGGCATGGTAAAGCTACCAACTCAGCGTCAGACAGAAGTAGCCGCGCTGGTAGTTAAATTCTTTGAAGATAATGGCAGAGCGCCATCTACGCGAGAGCTGGCCAAGTTACTTGGTTGCTCACAGAATAATGCGTGGAGGCTAATGCAAGCAGTAAGGAAGGCTACTTAGTAGCCATGCGGGTTGCAGTCTCATTGACATCTGCGACCCGCTTCTCCCAGCCTCGGCCATAGATAGGCCAAGTCTTTAAGCGCTTTAAGAAAGCCAGACGCTTCTCGCAATACTCATCGATCAGCATCACAGTATCTTTAAACTGGCCTATCGCCAGAAGAGTATTGTTGCCGATAGCACCATCAGCGCTAACCCCAACAATCTCTTGAATAAACTTGGATGCGCGACTGACACCACTATTGATAGCAGTATCAAACAAAACATAATCAAGTCCCTGATTAAGTCGATCTCCGTGTACGGCATCCCAGTACCTTTGTTTGTATAGTGGTTTTACATCTTCTTTAGTCAAGCGCTTCATGTCATCCAGCGTTACTTGCTTGCCTACATATTGCTCCCAGACAGCTTGAGTACAGCCTAGGTTAGTTGATCCTCTGCGGCCATCCGGCAGAGCATTGCCGGGATCGCGCTCATCTGAAGTGAAGCCGCCTTCATGCTCAATGACTAAGTTAAAAGACTTCTCCCAGTTTGACAACATTACTATTTAGCCTTTTCCTTCATGTCCATGACTTTCTCTACTGTCCGGCCACCAAAGTAAGCTGTCATTACCACGATCCCCCATTGACCAAGAAGCTCTACATAAGCGCCTCTTGTCTCAATACCAAAGGCAGACATCATCGCAAATGTGAAGTAGCCTGTGAGGATCGCTATGAGGGTCAGAGGGCGAATGTTTTTAGATAGCCAAGAGTCTGAGCTCATATCAGCTTGCCATCGCTTAGTGATCTCCTGTTGCTCTGCAATGTCAGCCTCCATCTGCTTAAACTGGCCATTCTGTTGCATCTGCAAAAGCTCTAATTGCGCTTTGGCTTTTTGCTCTGGGTCAGGAAAGAACTTATCCAGTAGCTTCATGCCTACGCCAAGAATCATACTGATCGGCTCCATGATTTATCCTTTCGGGAATTGCTTAGTAAGCCAGCCTTCAGCCAAGAAAATTGCTCGGCTTCCCATGTGGCCAGATACACCCACAAAGGCGGCAGTCATTAAAGGGGATAGTTGAGCGTGTTCACACATCCAAAAGGTGAGCACACCAGCAAAAGCAGAGGTTACTATCTCACCTATGAACTCCACTAGATTGAACACTCTGGCATGGCCATCCTGTAACTTACGCATGAAGCTCACGATACCTCCTAGTATTGCTAGACCAAAGACCCATGTGTAGGTCAAAAATGAGTAGGATGTAGGATCTTTATCTATCATATTCAAAAGTATGTTATGGATTTTGTATTTTTAGTTATAGAAAATCAGCTTTGGTAAATCCAAATCTCTCAATTACAGATAAATCTTCTACATCAACCCATACTGGAGCAAGTACATCACCCTCATAATCTGGCTGATTGTAGTTTGTTGGATAAGACCGAGAGTCCTGTTTGCGAGTAATTGAACCAGCAAGGAATTCCATAAATTCTTGATGCTCAGGTGTCCCAGCAATGGCATCTAAATCTTGCCTAGTATTAATTATCAATTTCATAGTAGCCTTTCAAGCCAGTTGAATAAATTGTTCGAATCAGCCCAACTTGCGTGACCTCTCCATGATGCTAAAAACTTATCAAGAGATTCATTGTCATTACATCGAATGTATTTCTTGATTTTTCTCTTTGCTCTGTAAACGCTATCCTTGCGAATTAATTTATGACTATGCCAAATCCTGTATCCAAGAAAGTTAATTCCTTTATTAATGTTTGCACAATGCCACTTACTAATTCTTAGGCCTAAATTTCTACTTGAGAATTCAGCTATATTGTAAAAGTCATCCTTTAGTCTATCAATGTTGTCGCCCAGTATGACAACATCATCCATATATCTAGCCCATTGCCTATGTTTTAATTCGTGATGAATAAACATATCAAGTTTTGAGCCATACACATTAGCAAATAATTGGCTGGTAAGGCTTCCTATTGGTATGCCAACTTCATTGGGCTTAATAATTTCTTCAATTATTTTTAAAGTTGGCTTGCAGGTTATTTTCCTGTAAATCATCTCCAGCAAAATATTGTGATTCACGCTTGGAAAGAATTTACTAAAGTCAGTCTTTAAAAAATATTGTTTGTACGGCTCTTTCCTTAGGTTAGATTGAATATACCTAACCCCAGCATGAGTTCCAAGCCCATTTCTACAGGCGAAAGCATTTGGCAAAAATGTGTCATCAAATATTTTTTCAATAACTCCTATTAATGCGTGCTGGGCAAGCCTGTCTTTAAAATCTAAGGCAGATATAAGTCTAGGTTTAGGCTCATAAATAATAAATTCTCGGTACTTTCCTATCTTGTATGATCCATCACGCAATTCCTCTGACAACATATCTAAATTAAGTTGCTTGTATTCTTTAAACTCTAAATAGCCAAAAGTCATTCTTTTAGCCTTTGCCGTTCTCTCATATGCCATAAGCATATTTTCATTGCTTGTTATTTCTGCAATTAAATTATTGTGAGACTTCATGCCAGTATCCCCGTTCCCATAGGTACTAGGGGAATTCTGAACCTCTCAATGTATTCACCGAAGTGGGTAAATATGGCTGACCATATCATTCTTGGTCTGCATACAAAGCCGTAGCGTTCATATAGCAATTTACTAATATTGTCACAGGCACAGCGCACCCCAATGTTGTTGTTCGAATTCGAGGCGGAGTTGTTCCAATTCGAACAACGAGAACCGCAATTCACCCCATTGTCCCAGTTGCCACCAAGGATCACAGCACCTTTGTCCATATCAACCTTTGCGCTTAGAAATCCAAGACCCAAGCATTGCACCTATCTCAGAAATAAGTATTAATACAAACTCATGTTGATGGGGTGTAATACATTTAAATTTTGGATTAACTAAGAAACGCAACCAAAAACGCAAATGCGCTAAACCTGCATCTGCGCTGTAAAGTTTCCCAACTTGATTAGATTTTCCAGCCTCATAAAAAAGCTCTGCTTGGCTGAACATTGTTTTAAGAAACATATCTCTCACTACCCCGTGCTTCCTTGGGATAGATTGAGCTATGGGGTACAAATAAGCAATCACCTTTTCATACTTCTCAATGATTGCCATTTGATCGTAGCTGACAACATATTCTTTTATGACTTCCATAGGGTCTTTCGACCCTATCAATCAAGTAACAAGTGGTCACAGGCACAGCGCACCCCAATGTGGTAGTCCGAAAGCGAGGCGGAGTTGTTCCAAGCCGAACAACGAGAACCGCAATCCACCCCATTGCCCCAGGCGCCACCAAGGATCACAGCGTTAGGTGCGTTGTATTCTGAGCCTCTACCTTCGGTATTAGCGTTCCACGATGCCGCCGCCGCTGGGCCACCTCGCTCATTACCCCAGATCCACATCACACCAGTAGATTGAATGACACCCCACTTAGAGGTGTATGCGGCATTAAGAATGGTAGAGCCTTGATCTGTGCCGATTGAACTTGCCTCAGTAGTGCCATAGCAAGCGGCCATGTACTCACGCTGAGTAATAAGCCTCTTTCCGTACGCTGATGCAACTTCACAAGCCTCAAACCATGTCAAAGTTCCATAATCAGTAGTGCCATTGCCACCAAATTTTGATGGTACTTTTGGTGGGCTTGAGCCATCCGCAATGGTGACATTATATTTTGATGTTCCGTTGGTATCCGGAGCAGTATTTGTGAGGTAAATATCTACCCAAAATCCATCAGCTACTAAAGCCATGCCTCTTGGGTCGTTACAAGATGGCCTCCACTTTAAATCCCAGAACGAATATTCA